TCCCGGATTCAATGGAGAGCTTGTAGCGTGCGGCACGACATACCAGACGCAGCCGTACTCGGGTACGTGGTCGCCTATTGCAAGTTTTGATAGCCCGGCAACACCGTGCTCGCCGGTGACATTTAGGACAAGCGGAACCTATGCCAGCACCGCATACAACGTGGATATTGACGTGACAGGCGTTCTTGACGATTTAGGGGCAGAGGTTCTGCCGCTACCGCTAGGCGGTCTTAGCCCCACAGACCTTATGGTCCGCCAGTAATGTCGCGCAATCTGCTTCGGCCGATCGACTTTCACAGGCTGGCAAACAAATGCGGCGGTTTTGTTGACGATGCGATGCGTGCCGTTGTTGAGACATCAGACGGCCTTTATTTGGCAGACACGGCTAGCCCGTGGTTCCCGCACTGTGCAAACCGACCCGGCACCGAGTTAAAAAAGATTTTGGCACTAATTGGAATTGTGGCTACCGATTCGTGCCCGTGCAACGATCGCGCCGCTGAGATGGACCGCCGCGAACAGGAGACGCCCGGCTGGTGCGATGCCAACCTTGACACCATCGTGGGCTGGCTCCGCGAGCAAGCAGAGGCTCGCGGCCTGCCGTTCCTCGACATCGCCGGGCGGCTGCTTGTGCGGCGGGCGATACGCAACGCCCGGCGAAACGCTTGACAGTGCTGCCACCCTAGTGGCATGGGACGCACTAAGCCAAAGCCGAAGCAGCCCGAGGCGGTGATCCTGCCGCCAGACCTAGACGAGGACGATGACGAGTTTGCCGGCGGTGGCATCCCTGACGATGACGGGTGGATTCACCTTGAAGGGAAGGAGCCCAAACGTGAAGACGAAAAGCCAAAACGGCGGCCTGCTCGACGACGTTCGCAAGGCTCTGGCTAATTTTCGCCACGGTCCTGCTACGTGGTATGAGCGGCTCTCCAAAGAGCACCGCGAGGAACTGGACGCCATTAAAGCTGAGTGGGTGGCTGGCGATCTCGGCACGCGAAAGAAGACGGTAGCCAGAGCCATTGCCGACAACATGCGTACCCGTGGCATCTCTGACGTTGGCATGCAGGGGGTGATTGCATGGCTCGAAAAAGCCTGAGAGCTGACGTCGCCAGAGACATCGCCAGAGACAACGTCGGCAAGGCAGCAGCCGCCAACCCTGACGCCGAGCAGGTGACGCAATCGCAATCCGGCGACACGCTTGAGGCGAGATCCACAAGCCGACGCATCAAGACTGTTGAGGATCTGCTGAAGCACATAGAGGCGGACATGAGCCGCTTTGAGATTGCTGCCAGCGAGGCAACCAAGTGGGAGTGCGGCGACGGCGACGGCGGCTCGATTGAACTGCACCGGGTGTTCGTCAGACTCAAGCCCAAGGGCGGGCCGACGACTCGCGAGATCGTGCAGGCAATGATTGACGCCGCACGCAAGGACATCACGAAGCGTATGCCAAAGACGGCATACCCAAAGGCTAAGCGTGATGCGCCGTGGCAAGTGGTCGTCGTTGCCGATCCGCACTTTGGGAAATACGCATGGGGCAAGACGACCGGCGGCGATGACTACGACCTTGACATCGCCGCCCGCCTGGTGGGCGACACGGGAACGCAGCTGCTGGCGACCGGAGACACGCACAAGCCAGCGAGACGCACGATTGCCTTTGTGGGTGATCTCTTCCATTACGACCGACCGGACGGCAGTACCACAAGTGGTACACCGCTGGAGCGTGACGGACGGCTTCAGAAGATGATCGCTGTCGGCTGCGACACGCTTTTGTCTCTGGTGCATCAGTCCGCCGATACGGTGCCGACTGACGTCGTGATCGTCAACGGCAACCACGACGAGGTGCTGTCGTGGACGTTTCAGCGAATCATGCAGGAACGCTTTCGCGGGTCTAAGTCGGTGGCGGTCAAAGCAGATTTCACTGGGCGACAGTACCTGACGCACGGGAGGAACTTGCTCGGCTTTGTTCACGGACATCGAGCAAAGAAGAAACTGCCGCAGATCATGGCACTGGAGGCGTCACGCCAGTGGAGCGAGTGCCCATACCGTGAGTGGCACACTGGGCACTTCCACTCGCAGGCCGCTGAGTGGCAGCGACCGATAGAGACGCTTGACGGCGTAATCGTCAGGACGGCACCGGCTCTTTGTCCTCCCGACGATTGGCATAGTGTCAACGGATTCATCGGCTCACGGCAAGCGATGGAGACGTTTCTGTATGACCCGGATGGCGGGTTGTCGTCCATGCACGTCGCTGGAGTGCTGACAAGCTAGACACATGGACTATGACCTAACAGACGAGTACATCGCCGAGGCACGCCAGCGAGCGTATCGCTTTCAAGGGCAGTGGTGCGGCACATCGGGATCACTCGCGGCAGACGTCGCACGACTTCTAATTGAAAGGAAAAAGATGCAAGGAATTCTTACAGAACTTGAATCGAGCAACGCACAGTTGCGGGCCGCCGTGGAGACTCGCCTAGCCGGCGGATGCTGCGACGGTGGCAAGTGCCACGCCACGCCAGAAGAGCTAGAGGCAGGGTGGCGCGAGATCACGCAGGCAAGTTCCGCGAAGTACCACGCCGAGCGTGCAAAGCAATCTGAGCCCGAGTAGACTGTGCCGGTGGATTGGATCTTGCAGGGTCAGAAGTAAATGGACACCGCACCGGACGACATCCGGTGGACGGGTGACAGCATTTTGGCGGAGAACAAAGACGACATCCGGCCCGGCTCTCGCGAGTTCCTCGCAGTGCTTGATGAACTGCGAACGCTTCACTTGAGGAAAACGCTTGACTACGGCGTTGACGAGGACGCACTTTCCAACATTCGCAGCAGCGCCGAGGTGGTGAATATGCCAGCGTGGGCTGGCTGCATCCTGCGAATCAGCGACAAGATGCACCGGCTCAAGGCGTACTTCCGCCGTGGTAAATGCGAGTTTGACGGCGTCGAAGACACGCTAAAGGACATCGCCTGTTATGCGGCGATTGCGCTGGTTCTTCACCGCGAGTCAGACCCGGTCTAGGAAGCCACCTAGCCGCCCTAGTCTGGCGGTATGGTTGCCGACGCTCCACTCGCTGCCGCTGCACCTTTCGCCGACATCGCGTCGAAGGTGTCGGCGTTCCTTGTGACGGCTCGCGTGTCCGCCAAGGACGGGCTGACTTGGAGTGAGTTCGGCATGCTTGTCGCCGCACTTGTCAGGCTTACTGTCGAGACGCTCGACGCCACGCACACGCTAACGGGAACCGAGAAGCGAGCCATTGTGCTTGAGGCTGTCGGCGTGTTGTTTGACTCGCTAGCTGTGCTGTGCGTGCCGGGGACCATGTACCCATTTTGGTTCATCGTGCGGCCAGCCGCTCGCTCGCTGGTGATTGCTATCGCAGCGGGGACTATTGAAACGATCCTACCTCTGTTGAGGGCACAATGATTGCCTCGCTTCTTATCGCCTTCGCGGTCTACGTACTCGCCGGCCAGCAGATCACCGAGCGCGTGAAGGCGTGGTATGCCACGGCGAAGATGCCGACCATCGACGGCAAGCACGTTGCTGTAGTGGCGTTGCTCGTCGCCGCTGCAATTGCGTTCCTTCCTAGCAGGCAAATGCCCGCCCCCACCCCTGCACCAGTGCCGCCGGATGCGTTCACGCTGCGGGGCAAGTTCATCGGCGAGCGTGCCGCGTCAGACGCCGTGATCATGTCCGCTCTGTGCAATGAACTCGCAGAGTGCATCGAGTACGACGGCAAGCACGATCAGCGATTGAAGACGGGCGTGGCGTTTGACGACCTGCGGATTGCCGCTCGCGAGATGCGATGTCGTGGCGAGAGCATCGGTGCTCGCCAGCCGCAAGTAAAGGACGCCGTACACAAGTTCTTGGATGACGCTGTTGGATCGTCTGGCGGCCCAGTGACGCCCGAGAGCCGGGCGGCGTGGGTGTCGGCACTCCGTGACCTTTCGAGGGCCGCAGCCGATGTCACGAAGTAGCCGCTGGTCTGTCGGTGCTGTCACGTTCGTCATCGTGATGGCGATCTTGGGCACGCTCGTGGAGCGAGCCACGAAGAGAGTCGCTGCACGCATTGATGGGCAGTTTGGCTACGTGCCCGATCCTGTCGGGACTGCGAGGTTCTTGGCAGAACTTGACCAGCCGCTTTTCTCGGATGCTGCCAAGGACGTCATCAAGAACGCCAAGCAGAAGGACACGTTTCTGTATCGTTTTGCCGACCGTGCTCACCGCCAGGTCTACGGCAAGCCGTTCGGGCCGTGGCGGCAGGGAATCGGTGACTGCGTGAGTTTTGGCTGGGCTATGGGCAGCTATGTCGGCCAGTGCGTCGATTGGGCCGAAGGCGAATTGCCCGAGCCGCCAAAGCTTGTGGCGACTGAAGCAATTTATAGCGGATCGAGGACATCCGGGCGTCTGCCTCCGGTCAGTCAGGCCGGCTACAGCGATGGAAGCTACGGCGGTGCAGCTGCACGCTGGGTGGCAGGCAAATGCACAGACAAGACTGTCGGCGGCATCTTGTTTCGCCAACAGTATCCCGGCGCTGACCTGACCACCTACAGCCCGGCCCGAGCAAGGGAGTGGGGAAACTTGCTCTGCGGTGGTGGGCAAGTGGGAATTTCCCTCGGCAAGCTAGCCAACAAGAACACAGCCACCAACGTGGCGCTCGTAAGAAACTTTGATGAGGCTGCCGCAAGTTTGGAAAGCGGCTTTTGCGTGCCTGTTTGCAGCGGCGTCGGCTTTTCGTCGCAGCGTGATGCAGATGG